AGAAATAATCCATCAAGTCATTATCTTTGGTCTGGCACATCAGACTATAAAAAATTTGCATTACCAAAAGAATTAGAAAATTATTATAAAGAATATCAACATGGTGCAACACTGTGTGAGATAAGACACGGAGCAAACAAATACACATTAGTTCCGGAAACAAAATATCACACAACAAACGAAGTTGTTAAGTGGGTTAAGTATGATGGTATCGATGAATACCCAGGTAATTTAAAAGTAGATCTTGGCAAGATTGCTCTGGCTGCAGCACTCTGCATTACATACGCAGGTTCTGGACAGAGAGATGACTACTGCACTGCCATGGCAGGTGTATTATTAAAACACACAGAGTGGAATGTAGATGACATAGATGATTTTGTTTATAAGATTGCAATAGCAGCAAAAGATGAGGAGTGTGAGAAGAGAAATAAAAAAGGGACCACACATAAAAAAGCAAATAGAAAATTTGGTATGCCAAAACTTGCAGAGATTATCGGGTGCTCTACAAAAACAATAGCAACACTATTTAGTTGGATAGGTGTGCAGGAGGCAACAAGTGAAGAGGCAAAACAATCTATTGGACAGATAATAGAATATGGTAGTGACAGATATTTTGTAAAGATAAATGCTGTGGTACAGGGCGAGGCTGTTGAAAAAACAATTACGGTTGATGGACCAACACTTAGAAACAAAAAATTATTTTATGATTCTGTAATCAGTAAAGCGTCTGTTTGGATACCAGAGATGAAAGCTGCAGATTTTGAAGAGATTATGCGTAGAAAGTACGAGGCAAGAGAGAAATCAAATAACTATGTTGAAGAAGCAGAAGAGGATTTAAGATTTGTAAAACATTTTACAAATTATATTGCGGAGCAAAAAGCCTACACAAATAAAAAAGAATTAGCAAACTTTGGATTGCCTTACTACAACATGGAGAGAAACATTTTAGAATTTAATTTAGATAAGTTTGAAGACTATCTACACAGACAGAGAATAAATTTAGCACGTGTGGACCTTGTTATAAAATGTCAGAGTATATTGAAAGCAAAAAAGAAACACGGAAAATTCAACGGTAAATCATGTGTGTCATGGCAGATGATAAATCAAAAGATAGAGAAAGAAGATTTAATTATAGAAGGTGAATACCAGGAGATAACAGATGAAACAGCCTAAATTTATATCAGGACCGCCAGGCACAGGTAAGACCTCAATGTTTATTACACAGAAATATACGGAGTTATTAAAAAAATATCCTTACAGCAGGATAATAATACTATCACATACAAATGTTGCAGCTGATGAGATAAGAGATGAGATACTTAAACTACCAGAGATGCAAGGTGTAACAAAAAAAACTATGAAATATAACGTTTGCACAATACATTCGTACTGTAAAAGCAGATTGGTTGGTCGTAAAGAGGTATTTAGTTATGCAGATCACATGAATCTGACAACGATAGATTCTCTTTTTAAATTACAGAGAGTTACAGAGTCAGAGTTTAACGCAGATAAACATAAATTTTATAGATACCTGGCTGATGCACATGGAAAAGGCAATACATTAAAAGAACATTGGAAGACATGTGATAAGAATGTATATAAACCGTATAGTTTGAACTCTATCGAACAGATGGAGATTCCATATGCACAATATAAAAATGACAATCATGTATGTGACTATGCGGATATGATACAGGAATTTATTGATAAAGCTATCGAGCCAGACATAGATGCATTGATAGTTGACGAGGCGCAGGATAGTAACGTGCCACAGAGAGAAGCTTTGGATAAGATGGCAACAAAAGCAAAAGAATATTATTTTGTTGGCGATGCTGATCAAACTATCTTTGAGTTTGCAGGGTCAGATGCAGATTATTATCACAGACTATCAAGAGATGCAGAACAATTAGATCAGGGACATAGATGTGGCAAGACAATAAATACTCTTTGTAAAAGAATTATCAAACCTATTTGGGATCATTATGGATATGCAAGAACCTGGAGATCAACAGATGTGACCGGTAATCATTATTATCTACCGAGCCTAGATAAAAAATGTAGTGCCATGACTGCTTTGTTAGAAAAAATAAAACATACCGATGAGACTTTTTTATTTACTTACCGTGGCACTCCATCAGATTCATGGGTCAAAAAATTTTTTAAACAACATGGAATAGAGTTTGCACATGTAGGGAACACGGCCCACGTACCAAAGAAAGAATTAAAATGTCACAAACTATGGCCAAACTTCTGTAAGGGAACACCAATGCCATTGAAACAGATAAAAGATTTCTGGCAATACATGGGTAGCAAAGTGATAGTTCATGGTAGAGGCGAGGAGACTTTTGAAGAGTGGGTGGATAGAGACTACACAATGGATTACATGATATATCACGAGTATTTGAAAAAAGATGCAGGTAAAGAGAAAGACTTTGCATTGATAAGAAAGAAGACAGATCCTGATAGATTAATCTACATTAGAAAGATTCTAAACAAGGGTTTTGATGATGGAGAGGTAAGAGTGAAATATGCAAACATACATACCGTAAAAGGTTTGACGTTTGACAATGTTGTTGTTGATCTGACGGCAACAAGACAGGAAGATTATTTTACACAACTCAGATTAAAATATGTTGCATACAGCAGAGGCAAATTTGATTGTTGGACTGTAGCATCACAAGGTAAATACACGTTAGGAGTAAGATGACACACAAAAATATATTTAAAGGAACAACGTACAATTCATTGGAGGAGCAGGTAGGCGGGAAGCACTACCGCTCGATGAAAATTCAACCCGCAGAGTTTATTAACGAAAATAAACTCTTGTTTGCTGAAGGTAATGCTATAAAATACATTTGCAGGCACTCTGCAAAAGGGAAGGAAGAAGATATTAAGAAAGCAATACACTATTTGGAAATGATATTAGAGAGGGATTATAATGTGTAACACACCAGAAGATCTAAATCTTGAAGGTGTTGACACAGTTGCGATAGATATCGAGACATACGATCCTAATCTTAAAACAAAAGGTTTGGGTGCGATACGTAACGATGGTTTCATATGTGGTATTGCTGTTGCAACACAGAATGATCTTGCATACTTTCCTCTACGACACTCTGATATATTTATAGATTTTAAAAGAGATGAGAAAATCTGGAGTGTTCTTAACGAAAGGATATTTCAAAACGAAAACATTACAAAAGTATTTCACAATGCAATGTATGATGTCTGTTGGATCAGAGCTGTGACAGGTATGATGATCAAAGGTAGAATCGTTGATACGATGATAGCAGCATCTGTTATTGATGAGAATAGATTTAGATACTCGCTCGATGCATTGTCAAAAGATTATCTTAACGAAGAGAAATACAAATATGATTTACAACAAAAAACTTTAGAATGGTCTGGCGGCACAGTCAAGGACCCAATGACTAACATGCATAAACTTCCTGCATCGATTGTAAAAGAATATGCAAAACAGGATGTAAACTTAACTTATAAGTTATGGAGATTATTTGATAAAAAAATTGACGAAGTATTATACACTAAAGATGATGGAGAGCAAAAAACTTGTAGACAAATATTTGAATTAGAAACAAAATTATTTTTATGTTTGGTTGACATGAAATTTAAAGGAGTTAAAATAGATGTCGCAAAAGCGATCGAGTTTGGAAGACATCTCAAGAAACGTAGAGATCAAATCATAAAAGCAATTGAAAGTAAAACATCAGTGCATGTTGACATCTGGGCTGCAGCATCAATCAAAAAATTATTAGATCACCTTTGTATAAAAGATTACAAAGTCACACCAAAATCTAAGATGCCACAACTACCAAAAGATTATCTACGAACACACAACAATAAATGTCTTCGTATGATTGCAAAAGCAAGAGAGTATGACAAGGCGGTCAATACTTTTATAGATGGATTATTAGAATATGTGCACGAGGGTAGAATACATGCAGATATAAATCAGATAAGATCAGACTCAGGTGGTACGGTTACAGGTAGATTCAGCATGTCTAATCCTAACCTGCAACAGATACCGGCAAAAGGTTATATTGGTAGCAAGATGAGAGAACTATTTATACCAGAAGATGGTTGTAAGTGGGGTAGTTTTGACTATTCACAGCAGGAACCCCGTATTGTGGTGCACTACGCCATAAAACTGGGCCTACCAGGCACAGAGAGCCTCCATGATGAATTTGATAAGGACGACGCTGATTTCCATCAAATAGTCGCTGACATGGCTAATATCTCCAGGAAACAGGCAAAAACTATCAACCTAGGTCTATTCTATGGTATGGGCAAGATCAAGCTACAGAGAGAGTTGGGTCTAGACCAGAGGCAGGCAAAAGAATTATTTAACGAGTATCATGGTAGGGTGCCATTTGTACGTCAGCTATCACAGGAATTGATAGCATTTGCAAAAGAGAATAAATTATTATTTACATTGTACGATAGATTCTGCAGGTTTGATAAATGGGAAACCACAAACAAAGAATGGAATCCTGAGATAAATAGATTCAATGAGGTTCCATTGTATACAAGAGAGCAGGCAGAAGAGGCATTCAAGGCAGAGATGCTGGATAAGTATAAGGAAAACAAGATAGATTCCAATTACATGGATTATTTTGAGAGATACTATACACCCGCATTCACATACAAGGCTTTGAATAGGTTGATACAGGGATCAGCTGCAGATATGACAAAGAAGGCTATGGTTGATCTACACGAAAAAGGTATAATACCACACATACAAATACACGATGAGCTTTGCTTTTCGATCACGGACCACGAACCAGAGCTTATAAAAAATGTAATGGAACAAACAATACCTCTTGAGGTCAAGAATAAAGTTGACTTTGAATCTGGACCAAATTGGGGTACAATAAAATGAGGATAAATTATGGCTTATTTAAATGCAAACGTACCACCTATCTATGCACAGATAAGAAGGGAGTTTTTATATGATCTACAAAAGCATCATGGAGAAGTTGAAGACTGTATTATCTTCGGTATATCGGCTCTTACTGGAAGGAGTATACTATGGCATGCTATTATGGAAAACGGTGCAATATTTTATCGCCTACCAATTAGCGCGTTTATTCAAAAGGGATTTGAGGCATCCAGAGTGCCCACAAGAAGACTTGATGAACTACAGCTCTGGAATTGTTTTTCTTATTATCCTGCTGTCACTTCTTGGGACATTTTAGAGTCACAAGCCGGTAAATATATCGGAAAAGATAAAAAATGGCACGCAGGAAAATATTTATTTACTATTGACTTTGCTCACCCAGAAGCTAACATACTTGACACTGATCATTCAGAGATTCCGCACGAACACAAGTGCGCTCACATTATTGCTTTAGATGATGGCAATTTTGCAGCACAGCCAAACAACAGATGTATATGGGACATACCATCTTTCACGGTGAAAGATAATACGCCTGATTGGAAAGTGCAGACGTCTGAATGGAACGTTGAAGATAGTAGAGCCTGGCGGACAGAAGATACCGACAAGTTCTTCTATGAAATAGAGGAGAAAAAAAATGATTAAAAAAGTAAAAGATAAAGCTTTTCATTACTGGCATAATCACAAGATTGAATCTCTTGTGTTTATTGTTTTGATAGTAGCTTTGATTGTTAAATAATGACAGAAGGTGGTGGTCATGGACTATCGTTTCACAGCAATATTAATAGTATTATTGTGTTTACTAGCTTTTTGCATGAAACCAGTGCAACCATTGAAAGTTAATCCAAAAGATTATATAATACCACCACCAAAACCAAAAATAAATGAGTAAAAAACCTTTATCAATATCGGAATCGGCAGCCGTCCAGATGCCTATGAAGACGGTTGCTAGTCTGATCGTAATCGTAGCACTTGGAACTATGGGCTATTTCCAGATTATAGAACGTTTGAATATTGCTGACACTAGATTACAATTAATGGAAAAAGAATTGGTCGAAAATACGGAGTTCCGTATCAAGTGGCCGAGGGGGCAACTTCGGCTCGCTTCCGGCTGACTCAGAACAATTTATGATGATCGAAGATCTTTATAAGACCACAGATAAAATTAACAAACATGTTGAGGACATGGCTTTAAATAAAGTGAACATTGAGTTTTTAAGAAAACAGATGGATAAGGTTCTATCTGATATCGAAAAACTAAAAGATCAAAACAGAGAGATTAGATACAATGGCAACGGGACGAATAACTAGAAAAATTTTAGATTATATAGCTGACATGAACAAGCAAGCAAAACAAATGAGTTACGTAAAAGAATTAAAAAAATCTGTAGAACATGGTAAGAATGGTACACAGAAATATGTTATCAAAGAAGGTGAGAACAAAGGTAAGATATTATGATAGAGTCTGTAGTAGCCCTACTTATGTTTGTAAACGCAGAAATTAAGGAGGCTCGTTTGCAGGTTGATGGTATGGCACAATGTTTACGAGGAAAACGTGAGGCGGAAAGGACTTATTCTGAATCAGTAACCTACAAATGCTGGAAGGGTTCTGCAGAATTAGAGGATAATATTGATGGCTCAAGGTCAATCAAAAAACTCATCATCGAATAAAGTTGCAAAGCATTTGAGAGATAGACGATATCGTCAGATTGTGATAAGAAATAAGAAAGCATATGACAGAAAAAAATTTCAAAATAACAGCGGAGATAGTTAACGGTATATGTCCAACCTGTGAGGAATACACACCTCTGGTAGGATTAACAAAACAATTTTTTAGATGTTTAACATGTGGTGCAGATCTAGAACAGCATGTAAATGGTGTCATAAGTTATATACCACACCTTTCTAAAAACACATTAAAATCAAAAGTAAACGAATATTTCGATGGCAAAGAAAGCTAAATTTGGATTAGTAACAGCGCCACGTGGGAAACCAAAAAAACGCCCTGGCAGACACACAAAGTCATTAAATAAACATAAAAAAAGACAGAAAAAAAATAACGGAAGACCTTGACAATTAATCTTAAATGATTATCCTATAGTCATGAAAGAAAAAATAATAACATTAAAAGTAAATGGTGCAGCACAGGGACAATGGTCTCATTTATTGCTAGAACTAAATCTTATGAAACAAGCGTGGAAACCATATGGTGTTGACATAAATATAAAAGCATCTGGTTTGAGAAACGTTTTAAATCATGGAACGAAGGTGCACGATGGATCTAATTCTTCTAAGCGACGAACTATATAAATTAGTTTCTGTCACGAAAGAGATGATGGCAGGTGTCGAGATACTTGCAGAGGTAGATTGTTTTGACCTTTGTGAAATACTACGTTTACATCTGACCACGTATCACGAACCATGGAACGTTCACGTCATGAATGATGGCACCGGACATTTCTATGGATGTGTATGTAGATAGAATTGAGAAAAGGACGAGCCTCATGCAACAAATGCTACGCGCTAAGTGCCACTGAGGGTTCCATATAGGGCAACACCCTAGGATTCGAGCCTTTGGCCCTGTGGGAGTACGTGCACGGAAACCACGGGGTTTGTATGAATTAAAACACCTACCCTAAAGAGGGAAATTAATAAGGGTAGGTAATGGTGAGAAGATAATCTCGCCATACCACAATCTTGCCATATTGTCAAATTGTGTTGATAGGTGTGCAGTAAAATTTTATAAACATGTTGTATTGATTGACATCTGCGGGTCCAATCTCTGCTAGTTTTCTCAGAGATTCCTCATATCCAAACTTCAGACAATCGTAATTTGTATCAAAAGTATCTGCCCATGGGAACGGATCCATGCAGGTGCCAGCCACCCCAGAACAAATAATCAAACTTAATAATATTTTCATTGACAATCCTATAATATCACCTATATATAAACTTTAATTATGAAAGGAAACACGCATGACAGACATGAGTAAATATAAAAATGTTTCACTAACAAAAGAAACATACGCTACTTTAGATAAACTATCAAAGGTATTATTGCCCGATGCAAAGTTATCTATAGCGAAAACCATAGAATCAATCGCAAATGAGAAAGTGAAGAAGTTAAATGGCAAAATTAAAAACAAGTAGAGTCGTAAAGATGATATGCGATACATGCCACGGAAACGGGTATGTTAGGGTTGCAAAATTAGATGGCGATCCGGCAGCGGACTTCAGAGATAAAAGTGAGGTACACCAATGTTGGGATTGTGATTCGGAGGGAGAATTTTATGAGACGGTTGATGATAATCTTATCGATGATGGTCCTTCTGACAAACTGCACTAGAATAGAATTTGACGGATTTGATCCGACAACATCTATGGTGAGATGGGTAATTACAAATGGTGCCGGAAACAGATAGAGCGTACATCGCAGGACTCTTTGATGGCGAGGGTTCGATACATTTTAAACGAGGTATCGAAAAGAAGAAAAGACACAAAGGCAAACCTGGATACAGATTGTCAAACTCCATGCGTATCAGTATGGAGATAACCATGACAGATCAGTCTGTGTTGATGTGGGTCCACGAGGTGTTGGGTGTTGGAACATTACGCAAGAAACCAAGAAAAGGTTTACGTAAGGACGGCACAAAATATCTTATGCAATACAAATGGCGTTGCACATTTCGTGATGCGTACTATGTGTGTTGTCTCATCTGGCCATGGGCTCACACAAAATTACCAAAGATCAACCAGATACTTGAACACTACGGAGATCACAAGATAATGAATGGTAAGGTTATAGATCTAGAAGAATATAAAAGACAGATGAGTCTGGAATGATAGGTCTATTCTTTATTGGTATGGGAGCAACACTTGTAGGTGGGTTGATAGCCTGGTATATTATAAATAATTATGTGATTAATAAAGATGAGGATTAGATTTTATATATGGTTGATGGGTGTGGCAGGGTCTATAAGTGCGTGGGCCTGGAGAGAACACGTCAAGATACTGAGATCTAAACCACCAAGATTGAGAAGAGAAAGGTTTGATGATTTAGAATGATGAGTGATGAGGATATAAAAGAATACCATAACATTGGTCGAAAGATCAAACACAGTGATAAGTATACCTATGTTGATGCAACAAGACACGAGGAACACGGATCACGGCTCTATGATGTAAATGGTACTAGACTTCCTAGTGTGACTACGATATTAGGGCGTACCAAAAATCAAGAATTTCTAAAAGAATGGAAGGCCAAAGTTGGAGAACAAGAAGCAG